CCACAAAAACTATAAATCGTATTTTCGCTCCCAAAGCCTGAGCCGTTCGCCTGTAAAAGCGAGAGAAAAATGGGTAATCGAGGTCGTCCTTCCGCCGCCTCCATCCTTTCGGAGGCAACACGTATCGAGTCAATGGAGCGGCCACGTCCGCCGCACGATTTGAGCGATGAGGAAGTTGAAATCTGGGTCAAGGTGGCCGCTTCGCAGACGCCAGATTGGTTCACAGATGCCAATCTTCCTCTGCTGGCACAGTATTGCCGACACAGCGTGCAGGCGCGGCGAATGGCCGAGCTGATTGAAAAGGCCACGGGCAACAACAAACTTTCTATCCAAGACTACGGTCGTCTGCTCACCATGCAGCACCGCGAAACCAGAATTATGATTATGCTGGCAACCAAGCTTCGCGTCACACAACAGAGTTTGATCAATCACCGTGCCAACAAAAAATCCGTCTCGAAAAAGCCGTGGGAAGGTTGAGCTCTCTCGAGCCAACCGGAACATCGACTGGATTGAAAAGTATTGCCGCATCCCCGAGGGGAAAGACGTCGGCGAGGAAGTTGAACTGCGCGACTGGCAGCGCGCTGAGATCGTAAAGATCTACGACAATCCAGCGGGAACGCGCAAGGCCATCGTGTCATTCGGCCGGAAAAACGCCAAGACTACACTCGCGGCGTTCTTATTGCTTGTTCACCTTTGTGGGCCAGAGGCTAAGGCGAATTCGCAGCTGTACTCCACTGCTCAATCACGCGAGCAGGCTGCGGTCCTCTTTCAGCTTGCCGCCAAGATTGTGCGGATGTCTCCCACGCTGAGGGACGTTGTTACGGTGCGCGACACTGCGAAGCAGTTGGCGTGCAGCCAGTTGGGAACGCTGTACCGTGCATTGTCGGCTGAAGTATCGACGGCCTATGGTCTGTCTCCGGTGTTCACCGTGCATGACGAGCTTGGCCAAGTCAAAGGACCGCGGAGTGAACTCTACGATGCGCTCGAGACGGCCACCGGCGCGCAAGAAAATCCGCTGTCGTTGATTATTTCTACGCAAGCACCGACCGACGCTGACCTGCTGTCCGTGCTGATTGATGATGCACTGGCAGCACACGACCCTCGCGTGGTGGTTTCGCTCTATACTGCGCCAGAAACCGACGACCCGTTTGCTGAGGCAACAATACGCAAGGCCAATCCGGCGTTCGGAGACTTCCTCAACGCCAAGGAAGTCATGGATATGGCCGAGAGCGCGAAGCGCATGCCCAGCATGGAGTCCTCATACAGGAATCTCGTGTTGAACCAGCGGGTGGATGCAACGTCGCCGTTCGTTTCAAAATCTTTATGGCAGTCGTGCGGTGCACCGGCAAAGTCTATCGTTGGGATTCCAGTGTACGGCGGACTGGATCTTTCAGAGGTCAAGGATCTAACGGCACTCGTTCTCGTGGGGAAAGTCGACGGCGTCTGGCAAGTGCACCCAACTTTCTGGCTTCCGCTTGATGGACTGCCGGATAAAGCCCGGAACGACCGTGTTCCATATGATCTTTGGCACAAGCAGAACTTTTTGGTGGCTGCACCGGGAAAATCTATTGACTACGAGTATGTCGCGAAGCATCTGCGCTGGGTATGCGACACTTATGACATCAAGAAAATTGCCTTTGACAGATGGAATTTCAAGCACCTGACATCATGGCTTTTGAAAGAGGGATTCACCGAGGCTGAAATCAAAGAGAAGTTTGCCGAGTTTGGCCAAGGCTTTCAGTCGATGTCACCAGCCCTGCGGCACTTGGAGGCCGAAATACTCAACTCGCGACTGGCGCATGGCAACCATCCGGTGCTGACAATGTGCGCTGCGAACGCGGTGGTGCAGACGGATCCAGCTGGAAACAAGAAGCTGGCCAAGAACAAATCGAGCGGGCGTATCGACGGCATGGTGGCTCTCGCTCAAGCGATGGGCGTTGCCGTGTCGGAACCTGAAGTTAGGAAGCCAGACTTCCAAATGATAATCGTATGAGTATGACAGCGACAATCTTGGGAGTTATTGCCTGCGGGTTTATCCTAGCAATCATCTTCCTGATGACAAACAAATATCCATGAAGGGATAGAGCCATGAAGCATCGTGCTTACAGCATGTTGGAGATCAAGTCAGTAAAGGATGACCAGCGGATCATCACAGGGATAGCGACTACTCCGACCCCGGACAGAGTGGGAGACATCGTCGAGCCGCTTGGTGTCAAGTTCAAAAATCCGTTGCCGTTGCTGTGGCGGCACCGCAGCGATCTACCTGTTGGCACCGTCAAGTTCGACAAGCCCACCAAAGATGGAATTAGTTTCACTGCAACGCTGCCGAAGATCGACGAGCCTCCTTCATTGAAAGACCGCGTCGACACGGCATGGGGCGAAATCAAAGCCGGACTGACTCGTGGAGTGTCAATCGGTTTTCGTGAGATAGAGTTTTCCCGCTTGGAAGGCGGTGGCCTTCGGTTCATCGAGACTGAAGTGCTAGAACTTTCCTTGGTAACTGTCCCGGCCAATCAAGATGCCGGGATTGAAGTTATCAAGTCCATCGACGACGCTTACCTTTTGGCCGCGACCGGCCGCGAGGAGCGAAAACCCGCCAGCGACATGGCACGAAAGACTGTGAAGATCATAGCCCAGGAGGGCAATGTGAAAACGATTGCTGAGCGTATTAAGGACTTCGAGAACACGCGGGCAGCCAAGATCGCCCGCATGGAGGAGATCCAAGGCAAGGCGTCCGAAGCTGGACGCAGCAAGGACGACGCGGAGCGCGAGGAGTTCAAGACTCTTAGCGGCGAGATCAAGTCCATCGACGAGGAAATCCTCGATCTGCAGGATATGGCCAAGCTCAATGTCACCAAGGCGGTTCCCGCCGTCGGCGACACCGAGAAGGCTGCAACATCTTCGCGCGCGGGCGTCCGCGTCGAGGGTGTCAAGGCGAATCTGCCCGTTGGCGTTCCGTTCACGCGGTTCGCTCTCGCGCTCGCTCGCTCTGGCGGCAACCGCATGGAAGCTCTGGCAATCGCCCAGAACAACAAGCAGTGGCATGACCAGACGCCTGAGGTCGAGGAAGTGTTGAAAGCGGCTGTCGCCGCTGGCACCACGACCGACACCACTTGGGCTGCACCGCTGGTGCAGTACCAGATCATGGCCAGCGAGTTCATCGAGTATCTTCGGCCGCTGACAATCATCGGTCGGATTCCTGGCCTGCGGCGCGTGCCGTTCAAGATCAAGGTGCCGCGTCAGACTGCGGTGGCCTCTGTCAACTGGGTCGGCGAAGGCAAGCCGAAGCCGGTTGGCAAAAGCGCGTTCGACACCGTCTCGTTGGACCACACCAAGATCGCCGGCATCATCGTGCTGACCGACGAACTGGTGCGGCTGTCCACTCCTTCGGCCGAAGCTCTCGCGCGCGACGACCTCGCGTCGGGCATCGTTCAGCTGATGGACCAGGACTTCATCGATCCGGACAAGGCGGCAGTCGCCGCGGTGTCTCCGGCGTCGATCATCAACGGCGTTGTCCCGGTCACGGCGAGCGGCACGGCATACAGCAACTTCGTCACCGACGTCAAAGCGGTGATGCAGAAGTTCATGGATGCCAACATCTCGCCGGACGGTGTGGTGGTGATCATGCGGCAGGACCTTGCGCTCGCACTGAGCCTGATGGTCACGTCGCTTGGCAATCCGCAGTTCCCGGGCCTGACGATGAACGGCGGCACGCTTGCCGGGTTCACGGTGGTGACTTCACAGAACGTGCAGTACACCGAGGACTCGCCGCAGGAAGGCTCCCCGATCATCTTCGTTCGGGCGCCGGACATCATGCTCGCCGACGACGGTGCGGTCACCATCGACATCAGCCGCGAGGCTTCGTTGGAGATGGCCGATCCGCCGACGGACACGGTCTCTGCTTCGACCGTGTTGGTTTCGTTGTTCCAGCACAACATGGTCGGTATTCGCGCCGAGCGCATGGTGAACTGGGTCAAGCGTCGCGCCGCTGCGGCGCAGTTCATCGCGGCTGCGAAGTACGCCTAACGTCTTGAAACTAGAAGAGCAGGCTCGGGAGACCGAGTCTGCTTTTTCTATATCTGAGAGGACGTAAAATGAGAATGATCTTACTAGAGGACCTGACCTATGGCGGCCGCTCGCTTAAAGCTGGAGAGACGTTTGACGCCACATCAACCGCCGATGCGCAGATTCTCCGTGCGATTGGCAAAGCCCGAAACGCCGATGCGACCGAAGAAGCGGAAGGCGAAGAAGAAATAAGCACCGCCAGCCCGAAGCGATACAACAGGCGCGATCTGCGCGCCAGGAAGTAGCGCTCGTGAAGTTTTCCATTGAGTTTGGCAGAACCAAGGCTGCACCTCCTGCATTGATGGAGTCGCCGAGCACTTGGTGGCCGATGATACGCGAATCCTTCACAGGTGCATGGCAGCGCAACGTCGAAGTCACCCGGGAAACCGTGATGACCTACCATGCAGTCTATTCGTGTGTGACATTGATTGCGTCGGATGTATCCAAATGCAACATCCGGCTGGTTGAGAAAGATAGCAATGGGATTTGGTCGCCCATTGAGGCACCATCATTTTCCCCGGTGCTGCGCAAACCAAATCATTATCAGAACAGAATCAAGTTCTACGAGCAGTGGACTGTTTCTAAGTTGCTGCACGGGAACACCTACGTCCTGAAAGAACGTGATGCGCGAAACATCGTGGTCGGGTTGTATATCCTGAACCCAATGAAAACGAGACCGTTGGTTGCACCTGACGGCGCAATCTACTATCAGACATACAAGGATAATCTTTCTGGCGTAACGGATGATGACATTGCTATTCCGGCGAGCGAAATTATCCACGATGTGATGGTGCCGCTGTATCATCCGCTATGTGGAGTGTCGCCGCTGACTGCGTGTGGTGTCGCTGCGGTGCAGGGTTTGAACATCCAGAAGAATTCATCCAAGCTGTTTGCCAATGGATCCTTTCCAGGAGGAGTGCTGACTGCACCGGCAGCTATCAGCAACGAGACGGCTGGCAGAATCAAGCAGCACTGGGATGAGAAGTATGCGGGCGAGGGCAACGTCGGCAAGGTGGCTGTCCTAGGAGATGGTCTTAAGTTCGAGCAGATGGCCATGAAAGCCATCGACTCCCAACTCATTGAACAGCTGAAGTGGTCCGCGGAAACAATCTGCTCGACGTTTCATGTTCCGTCGTACAAGGTGGGCGTCGCTGCTGCACCCGCATACAACAATATTGAAGCGCTCGATCAGCAATACTATTCACAGTGCCTGCAGAAGCTATTCGAGTGCATCGAGTTGTGTCTCGATGAGGGTCTGGGTCTGGTCGACGTCAAGGGCAAGACGTATGGGGTTGAGTTTGATCTAGATGATCTGCTGCGAATGGACACCGCAACATTGGTTGAGGCCGAATCGAAAGCAACGTCGGCGGGCATTAAGAAGCTGGATGAAGCGCGTTTGCGGTTGAATCTTCCACCGATGAAAGGTGGCAACGCAGCTTATCTGCAGCAACAGAACTACAGCGTCGAAGCGTTGGCCAAACGCGATGCGCTCGACAATCCGTTTGCGCCTGCTATACCGCCACCGCCACCTAAGACAGACCCGGCTAATCCAGATCCAGCTAAATCAGATTCGGTTGCGAAGGATTGGGAAGACGATATAGAGGATGCCGAGGCGTTCGGAAAACTAGCAGCATGGCAGCTTAAGACGCAGCTCGCGCTATTAAGGATCCAAAAGTGAAACATCGCGAAATAGTGCTTCTAATGACCGAGCTCGCGCCGGTCATTAGGGACTTCGTTGTGGACTCATTCAAGGGTTTCACTGAATCATTCAATCAATCGCTCAAGGACTTCACTGATAGATTGAAAGCCCTTGAGGAACGCAAGCTTGAAAAAGGAGATCCTGGTGAGCGAGGTGATAAAGGAGATCCAGGCGTTGCAGGCAAAGATGGTGCGCCTGGAAGCAAGGGCGAAGACGGAGCCTCCGGCGCAAAGGGCGAAGTGGGAGAGCCGGGCGCTCGTGGTGAAAAAGGCGATCCAGGAGCTGACGGAAAAGATGGAGCCGTCGGAAAAGATGGCATACCTGGAGAGCGTGGAGAGCGTGGAGAGCGAGGTGAAAAAGGTGAGACCGGCCTTAACGGCAAAGACGGCGCACCAGGATCTCCCGGGAACCACGGTAGCGATGGCGATAAAGGCGATCCAGGAGAAAGAGGCGAACCTGGACTCAACGGCAAGGACGGTGCCATCGGCATCACCGGCGAAAAAGGTTTAGACGGACGCGATGGTCTTCCTGGAGTACCAGGACGCGACGGTGCAGATGGCAAGCCCGGTATCAACGGGAAGGACGGTTTCAGTCTCGAGGACTTCAATGTGCGCAGCGACGACGATGGCCGCACGTTGATATTTGAATTCAGGCAAGGTGATGTGGTGCAACTGCATGAAGTAAAGACTGCCGTCGTACTTGATCGCGGCGTTTGGCGCGAGGGTGAGTTCGCCAAGGGCGACGGAGTGTCATCGGGCGGTTCGTTTTGGATTGCGCAGAAGGACACCAAGACAAAGCCCGACACGATCGGTTCAGACTGGCGACTGGCTGTCAAGCGCGGACGTGACGGCAAGGAGGGCAAGACCGGCGAAAAAGGTGCACCCGGTCCGCGTGGTGAGCAGGGTCTACAGGGTATTCAGGGATACAGGGGATAGCCGTGCTCAGTCGCATCATTCCACCGACCAACTGGCCCGTCAGTCTTGAAGAAGCCAAGGATCACTTGAACGTCACGTTCGATGATGACGACGGTAAGATTGACATTTATCGCAAGGCCGCTTCCGAAAGTTCTGAGATGTTCACGGGTTTGGCGTTCTACAACCAGACTTTGGATTATCACATCGAGAGCTTCCCTACTAACAACTTATTTTTTGAAATCCCGAGATCACCTATTCTGGAAGTCGCCGGTGTTTTCTATAATGATGGGACGGCCGAACAGCCTTGGTCTGCAGATGCTTACCGGATTGTCAACACGAATGGTTTCTCGAGGGTATATCCGGTGTCTTCTGTGTGGCCAACGGCTTCAGGTGCAGTGCGCGTCAGGTTTACTGCTGGCATGGTTGACGAAGATGCATCGCCGGTTACTGGTGAGATCCCGTGGCTGATCAAAGCGGCCATCTTGCTTACGACCGGCACGCTGTACGCGAGCCGCGAAGACGTTGTGGTTGGGACTATCGTCAGCAAGCTGCCGCAAGCTGCTCGTGATTTGCTACGTGACTTCCGCATTCATACGGCAATCGGGTGAAAACATGACACATACTTTTCAGAAGATGCCTGACGGCAGCGGCTATGCAATCGGTCTATGGATTTCGGATGCGAAAGGTGGTGGCATGGCGTTCTTGCCAATGTTTGACGTCTTGTCAATTAGTGAAGCAATGAACGCTGCAAACTTCCTGAATGGGAGTAGCGTGCGGATGGCGTTTGGTGTGACGAATGAGCGGGTCTCCGCCGTGGCAATGCCGGTACTTGAATTCCCTATGCTTAAAGTGCCAACGGTAAACGAGTGAAGTTAGTTGACTGGACCGGAGAAGTTTGTGCGGTCGTGGCGTCGGGAGCTTCAGCCACCGCAGAGTGCGTCGCACAGTTGCGCGGACGATGCCGAGTCGCCGTGGTCAATAATAGTTTTCTCCTTGCTACGTGGGCTGACCTCCTCTACGCCGCAGACCCGAGATGGTGGGAAGTCCACGAGGGCGCGAAAACATTTGAAGGGATCAAGGTAATCCCTCTTGATGGTAACAAGGCCGCCGGTGCAATGGCAAAACGATATGGCCTCACCACTGTCGAGATACTAGAAAGTCCAAAGAATGTTATTGATCCGGCTGCCTACAAGATGGATCTTGGTGATACAGGTAAAGTTTCGCACGGTGGCAATAGTGCGTTTCAGCTTGTCGATTTGGTCAGTCAGTGCGGCTGCAAGAAACAGATTTGGATCGGGTTTGATTTGAATGGTGATCACTGGCACGGCAAGCATGAACTCCCGCTGCGCAATCCGCGTCCGCAGTCGTTGGCAAAGTGGGCGAAGCGTTTCGATGCGAACGCACAACGAATTAGAGAACATGGAATTGAAGTTATCAATGTCTCTGAGATAAGCGCGCTTCAACAATATCAGAAAGGTACTGTGTCTGCGACGCTTGAGCGGTGGGGTGTATGATTTCTGTTCGCGGTGGTAACGGGCTTGGTGATGCGCTTTATGTGCAGGGTGTTGTTCGGCACTTGGTGCAGACAGAAAAAGTAGAAGTCTGCACGTCATGGCCGGACGTGTTTCGTCCGCTCAATGGTCGCGTGGTCTTTTCGCCGTTCAGGCGTCGTCCGGTCAATCGCGTGGCACATTATGCATCTCGACGTCACTTGATTGGCAGCCAGTTTCAGGACTGCTGTGTCAGTGCGGGTATCCCGAAAGACACTGAGTTTAAGCTGGACTGGGAGCCGCAAAATGTTGAATTGATTTGGCGTCTTAAGGAATTGGCGAAACCGATTGTTGTTGTGCAGATGCCAAGGCCTCCGTTCGGCCGCGATGACGGGTTTGGAATGGAGTTCTTGCCCGACTTCGCAGTGGTGCAGCAAGCTATCAGCGCAATTAAAGATAGAGTGTCCTTAGTGATGGTCGGTACAGGCAAACCGATAGTGAAATATGCCGGGATTGATTTGGATTTGTCCAACAAGACTACCGTGTCGGACCTGATTGACGTGGCGCATGCAGCGCATGGTTTTCTGGGGCAGTGTTCGTTCATCGTTCCGTTGGCAGAGTGCTTCTCAAAGCCGGTGCATATTATCTGGTCGAGGAATCATATTAAGTCTCATCAAGCCGTTGTGCGGCAAATGACGCCGCAGAAGATCCTACATGGACCCTGTTCGTCGTTCAGTTACGATGATCAAGAAGTCGCAGAGGTCATGGATGCGTTTTGTAAGCAGGTCAGAGTGCCGACCATGGTTTGAAGGCCGCACCATTGCCGTCGTCGGTTCAGGTCCAGGCGTTATGAAAAATCTTCCTGGGGTGGTTGATAGCTACGACGTTGTCGTGCGGATCAATAATTACAAGCTATCAAAGGAAACCGGGTTTCGCACCGATGTGTTCTATTCGTTTTTCGGAACGTCAATTCGCAAAGCACCTGATGATCTCAAGCATGATGGTGTCAAGCTGTGCATGTCGAAGCTGCCGAACGCCAAGGTCATGGAATCTGAATGGCACCGCAACAACGACAAGATGATAGGTGTAGATTTTCGTTCGCACTATGAACGCCGCGCCAGAATGAACTTCTGGTTTTGTGATACCTACATCCCGACGGTCGAAGAGTTTTTTGTTGGGTTTAATTTGCTGGGCGCGCATATGCCCACCACAGGGTTCAGTGCGATCCTTGATGTGCTGTCGTTTCGGCCGGGCAGGGTGTATCTAACCGGGTTTGACTTCTTCAGGTCTGGTGTGCATAACGTCAACGAGCCGTGGAAGCAAAAGAATATGGACGACCCGTTCAAGCACGAGCCAGAACGGGAGCGCGCTTGGTTAGTAAAGAATCTATCTGAGTATCCGATCTCATTGGATGATGATCTAGCTGAGGCTGTTCGCGCGTGAGTATGCTCGACGAAGAGAAGTTGTTTTACGAAAGATTTTGGAACCTGCACAACGATCCGGTTTTGCTGGCAGTGTTCAAAGAGTTTGGGATCGGGGTATTCAGGCGCTCGTCGGTGCTGGAAGGACTTGATGGGTTTCTGGTGCAGAACAATGTCAAGGGCCGGTCGTGTATCGAGATCGGGACCTGCAACGGGTTGACTGCATTGGTGCTGGCGCGACACTTCGGCCATGTGACATCGTTTGATATTGCGCCTAATAATATCAAGCAGCGGATCGTAGACTTTGTTGGTGTAAAGAATATTCAGTTTGTTGATGTCAGAGACAATGATCACAAGATGCGAGTTGTTGGCAGTATGGATTTTGACGGTGCTTATGTTGATGGTGATCATATTAGAGATACTGAGTTGGATTTCAACCTAGTCAGCAAGTGCGGGCAGGTTGTGTTCCATGAGTACTGGGAAGCTCAGCAGCCGGTCTGGCGTCTGGTTACGAATTTGAAATCTACGGGCGAAAAAATTACGACGAAGGGGAAGCTGGCACTGTGGACTCGCTAGTCAAAAGGTTCGATGGGGAAGTTGATGATGATCTGTTTGTCTGCACCAAGCGCGGTGTCGCTTATCAGCGGGACATGACCAAGCTGATTGAATACGGTGATGCGTACTTCAACAACTACGTGCAGCTTGCGGGCAAGGAGATCGCAAAGAAAATCAACGATGGGCGTGTTGCGCTGGTGAACAAGTATGTTGGCGCGGATACTGCCGTGGCTGATATTGGGATCGGGTCTGGAGAGTTCATTAAGTCTCGTCCGAACACTTTCGGCTATGATGTAAACCCCAAAGCAATGAAATGGCTCACTGAGAGACAGCTTCTAGCTGGGCCAATGAATATGTATTCTGCTTTCTCGTTCTGGGATGTGCTTGAGCATGTACCCAGTCCGCATGAAAGCTACTTCAAGCGGTTTCCTAACGGGTGCCATCTGTTCACTTGCTTGCCGGTGTTCGAGGATCTCAGCAAGGTCCGTGAATCCCGACATTATAAACCCGGCGAGCATCTGTACTATTGGACACCATCTGGGTTTGCCAACTGGATGGCTGAGTATCGTTTTCGTTTGCTCGATATGCAGAACTTCGAGACCGAAGCGGGACGGGACAGCATCGCCAGCTTTGCGTTCGTGCGGGATCTTCCGGGGTATCACGATACGCTTGTTCAATATCAGAAACTGCATTCGCCTGCCTACGGGACGTCAGCTTATTTATATTTCGAGGAAATCGCGCG